CTGTAGAAGCCTTAACTAAGGTTATTGCATATGAGTATGTACCAGTAGAAGCGAAACTACCACCTGTAGCACTTGCTGTAGCTGTAAAGCTACCTGTAGGTACGTCCGCACCATTCATTGTAACTTTAGAAGTAGAATATACTCCGTAAGGTTTACTTACCCCACCACCTGCTACCCATAACACATTAGTAGTAGCAGTATTGAATTGTGAAAATACACAAGGGACAGTGTTGCTAGAGGCAAGTATGTTACTAGTCGCTGTGGTAGTGTCTTCAGTTAGGTTAGTAAAGCTAGGTGTGGATAGGTTTACATTCTGTATTTTTCTATCAGCACACCTAATACTTGTTTTAGTACCACTAGAGGTAACATGTTGAGATAATCCAGTAGTATATAAAGAAGAGTCTGCAGAGGAATTGACTTTAGTCTTCCCTTTAATCTTCCTTATACCCCCAGTTAAAGAGTACTCAAAATTCTGCCCACCTGTAGCTTGTTCATCAGCTACACGCCAAGGTGAATCAGAGATATTTACCCCACCAACGTTATTAAAAAAGTCGGCTTGTTGGTATTGTCCGTTTTGTGACATTAACCGCTTAATTCGTAGTGTACGGTAACCCCTACACCTGTCCCACTTACGTCAACATAAATACCGTTGTTACACATTAATCCATTGGGTGAATGATAAATCTGACAATCACCTGCTACTGCTACTAATTTAACTAGTACAGTACCACTAGCTGCACTTGCATTGTCATACACTATAACAGAAGATGCGTCAGAACCCCCTGCTAGTACTACACTGTGAATCTTGGCAGGTAATGAAGCCACTACCCCGTCCGCAGTTTTTAATCCACTTGTTGTTGCTACTCCTAGTGCCATATTACTCTCCTTACATTCCTTCAATTTCTGGGTTAAATGGTTTTACAAATGTTGGACTATATGCCCTATTTCCTATTGTGTCCTTAAAAGCCTTGTAGATTGTATTCATGTTTGACTCAGCGTGAACGTGAAGATTAGTCCCATTAACAAGACTCTCTTTAAGTTTAGCTTTATAAACTGCGTACATTTCTATTAGTTGTTTAAAAACAGGACTAATTTGATTAGTGAGTGAGTCACCACCGAACACAATAGTGTCAGGTAATTGAATATATTCTAATTTTAGTCCAGCAGTCTCACTGAAGTCTGGTTGAGGTCTAAGCACTATCTTATTTTGTCTAAGATAGTAGTAGGGCACGTAAGAATCACCGCCCCCAGTATTTAAAGTACTATAACCCTCATCCACTCTATTTCTAAAGGGAAGTGCTACGTACCCGTTGGTTACTTTCCTCCAAAGGGTACGCACTTCGAAACAATCAGTAGGCAAAGACACTTCCTCTGTACCTGCTACGAGATTTAAATTAGTAGTAGTTGTAAACTGACCTTCACGGTTAAGTGTAACCTCTAAAAAGTATATACTAATAGCGTCATTTAGGTAGGTTGTTAACTCGTCATCACTCCAAAAAGAGTTATTACGGTCTGGTTGGTTTAATAGCGTCCTAACATTGCTAATTAATCTTTGTAACGTAGGTGAGGAGAGTGTTGCCATCTATATTATTTCTCAATCTTTCCAATCCGTTGCTCAAGTTCCTTAATCTTCTTAATTTTCTTAGCCTGTTCAGCATCTTCTTTATCAAGGTAACTTGCTAGGATTTCCATAGCCTCAATCTCACCGTCAGTAGCGAAAGACTTAGGGTCAGCTTTGATATTGGCTTGTTCTAAATCCATCCTTAAAGACACTTGGTGATTATAGACAATTTGTTTAAGTCTTTTAATGAAGTTAGCGATACCGTTAGACTCAGCTTCCTTTAGTTTCGCCTTACCTTCTTCAGTGGCTTTATAATCAGGGTTTTCAAACTCTTCGGGTAACGCTACTAAGCCATACTCTGCTTTAGTAGTTACTAAGAATGTCCCAATGTTATCTTGGAAATTCTTAATTTGTTTAGGTGACAAGGTGAAATGATTACCGAACGCAGTCACGTGTTGCGTTTGGTTAGTAGCATTCATTACTAACATAATTACTCCTAAGTGAATCCCACAAGTATTGAGTGGGACTAGTGAACCCTATTTATTCCAATAATTTGCTAACTCGGCAGGGCTTCGCCCACTTAGCAATAACTCCTTAAAGTCTCTAAGGAGTGTCTTATTCTGTTTTGCCCAATAGTTTACTGTTTCACGTGCTGCGCTATCTTCTTTCTCTAGCATTTTAGTTTCATTATATTCTAATGCGTCTACCCATTTGTGGGTACGGAAAGTATCAATTGAAGCAAGTTTATCAATTACGTGGTAACCTAAAATCTCTACGTCTAGTACGTGGTTAATAAAGTTATTCTCTGTGTATTCTGCACGGAATAACTTACTACCTTCATACTCACCGTAGTATACTTGGGTCATCTTATCGTTGTGGCGTCTAATCTCCCACACGCCTAATCCACCACGTTTCTTGGGATTCCATTTTAAATATAGCTGTTTATCGTACTCTTTTAGCTTTTCTTCTAAACTCTTAGGATTAACGTCTAATACATGTCCTTTTATAAGCTTTGAAGTACTCCCTACTTTAAACATTAAGTAGCCCCATAACCTTAAGTGAAAATAGCATCACTACACACCCTATAATAAAGAAGATAACTCTGTCTTTGTTAGAGTGTACTACCTCTTTCACAGTGATAACCTTATCAACTACTACTTCCTTAACTACTTCGATAACTCTTTCGGGAGTGTAACCATCATAAGGTGAAGTGTTGTGTAATCCGTCACTCTCAATAGCAGCGCGTCTTTCATTTCTTTCCGCTGCAGTCATTGGAAGTACTTTACCGTTTTCTAATTTCCAAAATTGGGGTGCTACCCCTTTTACTTCTTCTCTCCATAATGCGTCATGAAATACGACACATGCAGGGTTATTACTCATTGAAGCTAGTGTAGCTAAATCTGGGTTTACGTGAATTTTAGCATTATTCTTAACAAACTCTACTACTTCTACTCTTGGCATAACTCAGCTTCCTTAGTTTCTTGTGGTTTTGGGAATAAAGCGTCTTTGATAACCATTAGTGAAGCTTTAAGTGCTTCCGCATCAGCTAAGCTTAATCCTTTAAATGCGTGACATACAATTTCTACGTTTTTAAATGCATCTTCTAGTTTCATGTTTCACCTCCGTGTGAATGTTATTCATTTACTACCACCTCAGCCCATTCAAGCTCTTCTTGAGCCATCGCATATTCAGTTACAAAATTTTTAGCGCCGTCAGCAAGTTGAGGAGCAAGACCACTTGGTAAAAAGTAAGTTTTAATAATGACAGGTTCCCTGTCTTGATTAAATGCTTCTTGGTTTACCCAACCACCTACTCGAAGTGTAGACATTTGCTTCGTGTGCTCATAAAATATTGTCAACATCTCCCGATATTGAACAACAACCCCTGTATCCGGTGCCATAATTTCTTTTGTCCATGCCATATTACATTACCTCAATTAAAAATTGGTCACACGAAATTGTATTACTCGCGCTTGCAGTGTTCCACTGTGCTGAAACAGTTACAGTTTGAGTTGTTGTCGTATTTACGGTTATTGTTGCCGTATTACCCATCTGAATTAAGTCAGACGTGTCGTAAAAACGACCATTTGCCCAAACGGTTCCACTACTTCCAGCGGTTCGACAAGTTATCATTGATTCTAGATACCAAGAGTCGTTAGTGATGTTATGTGTCGTGTGTGCTGCTGTACTGCAAAGTACAGTACTTCCAAATTTTACTTTCATTGTAATTGTTGCACTTGATACGGATGAAAGTCTTCCCCATGCCCTAATCTTCAGAGACTTTCCTACAGTTAAAAAGTTATTAGGTAACACGTTACTTCCTACACCACTCCCAACAACCGAGGTTTCAGATGTGGTGTTAGCAACGGTTGCACTTGCAGTTGAAGTAAATAATCTCGCTGGCATGAAATGTCTAATTCCTGCCATGAAGTAATTAAACATCTTATAAGTAGAATCGTGCCAAATATCCCCGTCAGTAGTTGGTGTGTAACTTTGAGATTTAATTCTAAGTGGAGTTGAAGAAGAACTACCACCGATAGTTAAATATGCGTCACTGTCGGGATTTGTAAGGTTTAAATACATCCTACCGGTGCGTGATATTCCAGCTACGTTAGTGCCAGCATTATCAATCAATATTGCATTTACTAAATCAAGCCCTGTGGTCGTAGAACGTAAATGAATACTTGCTTGCGAGTTACTTGGATTTAAAATCTGTAACGTGTTGCCATAGTCGTTTGCGATATCCCCAAGAAGCATTCGCATTTGATTAGTGCTTGGAATTAATCTAAATCCGTAGCTAATCCCAGATGAATACACTTTGAAATTATAACTACCGTTATATGTCTTGTTAAAAAGACACTCAGTTAATAGTAAATCAGCGTAGTTTCCTGCTGAGTTATTATGTAATTTTAATCCGGTGCCGTTACTAAAAATATTACTAATACCGTCTGAAGTATTTGCATAAAAAGCTGCAAGCCTTGTGTCAGTTGACGAATGAAGTTGAATCCCAGCAATACCAGTAGAAGCAGTTTGTGTCTTTGCCGTTATTTGCATCGACCCAATAATATTGCTTGTAGTATTTTCAAAAATACCTGCAGGGCCGTCCACCGTGTTAGGTGTTACTGTAGTGCCACTTGTGAAAGAAGGAGTGTTTTGTTCCATCACAAAAGAAGTGCCACCAAATAAATAACCTTCCGAAAATGTTGAGCCGTCATTTGAACGAAGTACACGAGTGTTTACTGAACCTGTCCCTTTTGTGAAACTTACGTCTACTGTGTAGTAATTTCCATCGTTAGGAAGAGTAACACTTCCACTTAAATAGCTTGATGAATAATATGTGATAGGACTAGACTTTTGAGCGTAGAATCTAAAGTACTTAGTTTGACCCGTAGCTTGGAATCCGTAATGAGTTGGCGTTACTGTAATAGTATCTGTAAAAGTTCCGTAATAATACTCAATAACTGAAGAAGCTGAAGTTAAGTGACCGCCGTTAAAAGCGTCAAACGGGACATCATGAGAACCTATGAGCTTTGATTGACCACCACTACCGTGAGTCAACGTATGCTTAATAATGTAACCATTAGTATCGTTGTTTGCGACAACACTATAGCTGTTGTTTGTAGTTGAATAATAAGGTGTGCTATTCGTTGGGCTTGTTCTATACCCATATTGCCTATAGTAGTGAGTTAATGTAGCTGGGGGGCCACCGTAAACATTATTCCAAGCGGTTTGTGCTGTAGAATCATTTGAATAGTTTGTATCAGTGAAGTCACTTCCAAGAGCTACAAAGAAATAAGTCCAACTCATTCCACCATCGGTAGAGCGTCTTACAATTAAATCAGTTTCAACACCACTATTTGACCAACCAGAACAATACCAGTCAAAACCAAGCGCATCATTCCCATCGTTTGTCGATGTGCTTGACAGTGGAGTTCCAGAGGCATACCAAGTTCCAGCAATTTGAACAGCAGTATCAACCTCAAAAATATAGTCTAAGTTTAAAGAGATAAAATTACCACTTCCAACATTTGTTCTTGTTGGAGTGATTGAACCACTGAGTGGAGTAGGTGCCGTTCCTCCTGAATAGTACGGATAACAGTAAGAATCCCAGAAGCTAGGAGAATCACTTGATGAATTGGCACCTGTGTCCTGAAAACTGCTATTCCCTGCTCCAGCAAGATAATAACCGAAGTTTGGGTTACCTGTACCAGCAGAACCACTTGCAACGATTAAATATCCGTCGCAATTAGTTACAGATGTCCAAGATAAATCAACAACAAAATTCATGCTGTCATTGTTGTCAGTAAAGGAAGTGCTTACAGGAGAACCTCTATAATAATAATTCCCCTCAAAAACTCTAACGGCATAAACAGTATATGTAATTGATGTTGTACCATCAGAGAAATAACTTCCTGAACCGCTGCTTTGTGTTGCACCCAAAGAAACCATGTTATCAGAAATTTCAGGGCCATAAGTCACTGCTGCGCTTGCAGTTCCTAACGTATTTGATAACTCAGCAGTATAACTACCAGAGAAAGAAGTAGGAGCACTTGTTGAGACTTGTTGACCTAAAGAATGAAGTCTTGCTGATGGGCTAAAACCATACCCCAAAGACAACATCTTATTTGTGTTATCCCAGTATGCACTTGAGTCTACGTCTAGTGAACCAGAGGAGTTACCAAAAGGTACATAACCTTGTGTGAATCCTGAAAGCTTTACACGAATAGTGTCAGTAGTTGAATCACCTACAGTTACAATTTTACTATCAGTTGAACCTAGTAAACTTAATGTGCTACTACCTGAAGCAGTAGGACTAGTGCCACTGTCCGGTTGAATAATTGTGAAAGAATCCCCACCACCGATAGGCCCACTAGTAGCAGGTAGGGTTAAAATAATATTTGTATCAGGTGAAGTAGTAGGTGCTTTAAGAGTTATATTACTTCTAGTGCCTAAGTCAGACACGTCTACTTTAAATTGTTTAAGTCTATCTACTTCGTCACAAATGGCAAAAGAATCATCATGAATGACACCTGTACGGTCAAACTGGTCTTTGTCTTTTACGGGAGTTTCTACTATATACCCGTTAACGTCTTTAGTAATTGCCATAAGTTTAGGGTAGGGGTTAGTTTTTGAGCAGCAACCCCAAAACTGCTATACTTTATCCTATACTAAATACTAGGAAATGCCTGTAGGTTTAGCTAAAGACTTGATACGTCCATGAGCATTACGCTTGGAAGTCCCAAAATTTACGTAATGCCTATAATATGATTCAAACATGTCCTTTCCAGCAACACGTAGGAATTTATCGCTACCCTCATGGTTACCCATTTCGATAGGTGCTACTTCAAACTTACGAATAAGTTTTTTAGAAATAGCGTATACAGAATCGTCTTGGCAGTCTTTGTCTAACCACATTTCAATACCGTTGAATGAAAGCTTAACAAAACCTGCATCCATTTTTCCGTCTTGGTATCGTTTTTGTGGTACAACGAGGTCAAGATACTTTCTTCTTTGCTTGCGGTGTGCAATCAAAGTATCTGGTTCCTCACCACTGAGTAATGCAACATCGTCGATAAGACGTTGTAGCAAGTCAGAAGTAAGGTTAGCAGAAGAAGCATCAATGACTCTACCTCTCCAAATAAGATTAGTCGAAGCATCAATATTTTGGAAAGTAGTTAATTCTGTACCATCGTCACAAATTCCACCAAGTCCCATCATCTCTTTTCCATCTGCCGCAGCGGAGTCACGGATATTTTCTTTAACAATTTGAGTTGTTGCAGTAATAGCAACACCCAAAGAAGTAGCAAAATATACTACGTTATTTGCACGGTCTACGTTAGAGATACGGATAGAGTCTACAGTTTTAGTTGTAGCATTGAACATATCTACAACCATATTTCGTCGAAGGTATTGAGTAGAATCTACAGTGAAAGAAGTTAAGTTAGAAGCTACGGCTTGTGAAGGTTTAGCAAGTAAACCTGTGCCGAGTCCGAAAAATTGTCTGTTTTCATCAGACAACATTCTTTCACGTGCTTTTTCTAAAGCATCTACTACTAAATTAGCAAAAGCTTCTTCGTCTTGGTCTGCAGCAGCAGCTACAAGTCCAGAGAATTGAATAGGCCAAATGTTAATTTTAGGCGAAACTTTCCATTGAATGTAGTTTTCGTTGTCGATAGTACGGAATGATTCAGTTTCGTTTTGCGCCCCACCTGCTTCATTTCCGTAGTCGCTGATTGCGCCAAAGAAACCTTCGCCTGATGGATTGTATTTTTGTAATGCAGGTGCAATCTCGTCAATTGCACGATGTTTTAAATTTTGTTGCTGTTCGACATAAGTGTCATAGACTCTCTTAAGCCCCCCAGCAATTGATGACATATCAGTAGCCATTTAAGACTCCTTAGAGGGATTTATCCCCCTTCATTGCCTTCATCACATTATTTACCAATTGTTTTCGCGCTTCATCGGGATTTTTAGAGTACTCAAACTTATTTCCACTCTTAATAGGTTGCCCTTTAGCTTGTGTAGGTACTGAAGCAGATGCCTTTTTATCAGCAACATAGCTTTCAGTAGTACTTCTCTTTTGGGCTTCCATGAACTTAGAGAATTGGTCATGAACTGATTTATAAATGCTAGGTAAATCATCAAGGCCCACGTTGGGCATACTTCTTACTTTAGATTCAATAGCTGAGTTATAAAAGTCATGTAATTCTTTAGGTACTTTATATTCAGAGTGTAAACTGTTTACAGTATTCAAACCTTTTTCACGGATAGCTTGCATTTCGTACTGTTCAAGTCTTTTTTGTAACATTTCAACTTGATTCGCACGATTAAATACTGACTCAAAGGCACCACCAAATTCAGGGTCAATACCTTTTAGTCTAGCTAACAGTGGGTTTTCAGTCTTTGGTTGACTAGCTTGCCTAGACTCTTCACGCATACGCTGTAGTTCATACTGCATTTGCGCAAGATTCTGTTTATAACTAGCCATTTCAGACTGAGTTTGATTTCTCTGTTCAACTAACTCTTTGAAACGTGAATACGGTACGTATTGTGATTCAGATTCGGTTGATTGTTGTGTAACTCCCTCTTGTGAAGAA